AGATCCACCGCGCGGGCGCTCTACGGCGTGGAAGGCAGCCCCATCGCGGCGCAAGCTCGCAACTTCGCCTGGATTGACGACGACGAAAAAACACTGAGGGTGAAACTGGTAACCGCCGAACGCATCCCTGACGAGGACGGTGGACAGTGACCTCCCTAGACCAGAGAGTACAGGAGCACAGAGAGGCAGGCTTGCGGTTGACGGAGTTCTGGAACAGGCAGAAGGACAGCTATCTCGAAGTGCACTATCGCCGCGAGTCGCACGCGGCCATGGCTAAGGCGCTCGGCACGACCACGGGGGCGGTGCGCAACCGCTGCTCTCGGCTCAAGCTCCGAAAGAAAGCGTCTGAGTGGACGGCAATAGACACAACGATGCTCCGCGAATGGTACGAGTCCCACCGTGGCGGCCCATTGCATTTGCAGGCCCTCAGTCGGCGGTTAGGTCGGCCCGTGGAGTCGCTAGCGACACAAGCGGCGAAAATGGGACTAACCCAGTATAGCCGCACGCGAGCGCCCGAAGATGTGGCTGCAATGGCGGTGCGATCTCGGGAGTTCATTGCGGAAAACGGCCATCCACGCGGGATGCTCGGAAGGCACCACTCGCCCGAGACGCGAAGCCTCCTTAGCCAGAAGGGGCTGGAAAGGCCCGTCGTCGTGACGGATAACGAGCGTCAGTTGCGCAGTGACAGACTGGCGGCGCGGCATGCCAGGGGTGAACTCTCGGGCTCGAACACGTACAGTCGGTGTCGCCGTGGCAAAAGGCCAGACTTGGGGGATCACTTCTTCCGATCGTCGTGGGAAGCAAACTACGCCCGATACCTCAACTTCCTCGTTGCACAGCGGATCATTGCGAAATGGGAATATGAGCCGGATACGTTCTGGTTCGAAGCAATTAAGCGTGGCGTGCGGTCGTATCTCCCCGACTTCAAAGTCACTGAACCGAACGGGGCCGTTTACTACGTCGAGGTAAAGGGTTGGATGGATGCAAAGAGCAAAACCAAGCTCAAGCGGATGAAGAAGTACCATCCGTCCGTCGATCTGCGATTGGTTGACGCTAAGGCATACCGCGAGATCTCGCGCAAGCTGGGCGGTGCTATTCCACACTGGGAGCGTGCTGCATGACCCGCATTGAGATAACCGTTGAACCGTTGAGGGAGGAAGCTGCATGAGGGTATCTAGGATCGTTCGTTGTCCTAGTGAGGGATGCGATAACCGCCAAGTCGGCACGTCGCCATTTCCAGTGCTAGTGACCGGCGTTGTTGACTATTTCGTGCCGCCGTCTTTGGAAGATGGGGGCGAGGATGGCATCGAGGGATACCACCCATGCCGGAACTGTCACCAATGGGTGAGGTGGGAAGTAGTGCCGCGCAACGAGTTGAAACTGGCACTAGATATTGCAGCGTAAGTAGTGTATCTTGCGTGAGGGTTTAACTTTGCCGAGAAGCACGGCATCTCAACGCAAGACGAGATAGCATGAACGATGTGACGGCGCTGACGGGTGAGCGGATAGCAGGGATCAAAGCGCGGCTTGCGGCTGCAACGGCTGGGCCGTGGGCGGTGCACAATCCGCGCAGTCGGTTCCACATCATCAGCACCGTACTGCCAGCTGGCCGCGATTTCGTGATGGAGTCGGGCAGCGCCGATGAGGCGGCCGACGCCGAACTGATCGCCAACGCTCCCACCGACATTGCGGAGTTGCTCGGCGAGGTTGAGAGACTACGGGCGGTTGTGGCGTCGTTCACGGAACTGCGCGCCATCCATGCCGACGACCTTGCTTGGGACCGCGCATTTGCAGACCCGCGCTCAGAAGCCTTGCTCGAAAAGATGTCGGCGGAAGCGTTAGCGGAGCACCGCGCAGGGCGAACTATCTCGATGGACGAACTGTTGAATCTGGATGGCCGCAAGTCTTCCTAACATCCTGATCCGATACGCTCTAAGCACCTTGCAGTAAGACAACTGAAGACATGGCCGAAGTTTTTGGGCCGTTCGGACTCAACGCTCTCCAACACTGAGCGTGTGATTCTGGCGGCCCGTTTTGCGTTAGTAACCCTCAACCGATAAGCGATATGAGTGGGAGCGTGTACATCGTGAGTTGTGGGGAGTTCTCGGACTGGCACATCGTGGCCGTTTTTCTCACCGAAGAAGAAGCCAAGATCTTTACCGAGGAGCACTTCGGGCTTGACTACGCGCCGTACCCAATCGGAGTGCCACCCGAATACGACAAGAACTTCAGTCGGCGAACGCCAGTATTGCCCGACTCCCGGTCCCCTAACCCTATAACCCGATAGGTGATATGAGCTCGGCTGCGGCGGTAGGCAAAGAGGCGCTTCGGGGAAAGTGCGAACACTGCTATCCGGGCAGCCTCCACGGTGAGCAATGCGGAGAGCCAGCGTCGTTTCGGTACCCGGCGATGGGCGGCGGTTGGTGCCGCCTATGCACTAAGCACGGCATCTCGCATGTGGATTATGCGGAGTATTGGTGGCAGCGAAAATGGCGTCGGGCAGGTGGGCTATGACCCCCGAGGGAGTCTGATATGAGCGGATACGGATTGGCTTATCTGATCGGCGCAGTCGTTGTGGCGTTGATTGCGGGCATTGCGGTTGCAACCGACGAGCCGGACATCGACCTCGCATCTATCGGCGCGTTCTCGTTCTTCCTTGGCCTCGTGTGGCCGTTCGTAGCGAGCTGTGCCGCGTGCTTTGGAATCTTCGCAGGCTTTGGCTGGCTAATGCGAAAGACCGCTAATGCTCTTTCCACTCTCTGACAGAGGATACGAGTAGATGAAAGGATGTGGAAAGCCTTACATGTGGAACGGCGTGCCATATGCGCCCTGTGGTGAGCACGGCGTGTTCTGCTACGATTGCCGCCAATTGGAGGCGGCGAACGCCAAGATCGCCGCAATGCCCGTCCCTACAGGCGTTGACATGAGCGACCTACTCGACGACGACATACACGAGCCTTGGACGAACGAAGAACTGATTGCAGCGGCGAGAGGAATGCGCCAACCCGATCCTATTCCTGGTAGAGAAGCCATCGTCCCTCTAGTAATGGCAGACTTAACCGAGAGGATGAAAGCAGGGATCAAGACGTATGGACGTCCTCTCGAATCGCACAACGGGAGAGACGCCTTGCGAGATGCCTACGATGAGATTTTAGACTGCGCAATGTATTTGAAGCAAGCCATGATCGAACGTGATAACCCACTCTCACCCAACAACGACAATGGATAACCAGAACTGCTGCACAGCATCGGATTACCAGACCAACGCACCCTACATCCCGAACATTCAGCCGCCTCACACGAACTGGGGAGGCCAGACCAACGGTGCAGGCATCAAGCCTCCCGAGAGCGGCGTCGTGGACAACGCTGCTCAGTCCGTGGCTTCTGCGATAGGCGATGTCAGAACCCAAACTGCTCGCATCGAGGAGATCGCTGACCGACTACTCGGCTCAGCACAACTGAAGTCGTCGGGTACGAATGCTGGCTTGAACATCCCGCCAAAGCCCAATGGCCGCGCCTATCAGCTTGCAGGCAATGCCGAGGAATTGCACGATGCGCTCCAGTCGCTGCACTCCCAGATATCCCGCCTCAACGCTCTCTGAGACATGAGCGTCACCGTCAAAGTATCGAACATTCGTTCCGACTCAGAAGACGATGGGAACAAGAGATAGTCAGTGACAGCTAAGAAGCCCACCAAACAGAAACCGAACGTTCGTCCTGTTTCATCGGGGAATCAACGGACGACTGTTCTAGTGCCTCAGCCTCATGGCGGGGCTCTTCGTGTTGGTGGTAAGCCTGGCAATGCTGGGGGCGGGAGACCGCCTGAGACGATCAGGGCATCCATGCGGGAGAGTCTGGACGAGTTGCTTCCCGACGTACTCGCACGCTACAAGAAGGGTGAGCTCGATCATATCCGAGTAGCAGAGTTCCTAGCCAAATACGGCCTAGGCACCAAGGACGAGATAAGCGTTACAGACCATCCCAAGTTCAGGGAAGCTGTATCCATCATCCGTAACGAACTGGCCTTGGTCTTTGGTGAAGAAGCTGTAGACGCTGCGATCCTGAGCGGACAGGCGAAGCTGAATGCTCGCTAACCCCGTCCTCTCCATGTTCGCGGACACTGTACGGTCACGCGGCAAGTCAGCCCCTCTCGATTATGAGACTTGGCTGCGTGAGCTATTCCCCAAGTACCTCAAGTACCCATTCGCTGAAAGGCATCATGCGTTCTGGCGCTGGCTGTGGGACATAGACACTGACTCCGCACCCAGACCATTCGTCGGCATCTGGCCTCGAGGAGGAGCGAAATCAACATCTGCCGAGCTAGGTACTGCTGCATTAGGACTCAGAGGCAAACGTAAATATGCACTCTACGTTCGTGAGACTCAGGAGCAGGCTGATAACTCAGTTTCCAACATCGCAACTCTATTCGAGGCTCAGTCTGTATCGGAGTACTACCCACTTCATGCTGAGCGAGCGGTCGGCAAGTTCGGCAACTCGAAAGGCTGGCGCCGTAACCGCCTGAGAACTGCCGGCGGGTTCACCGTTGACGCCATCGGACTGGATACAGCTGCAAGAGGCGTGAAGGTCGAGGAGCAAAGGCCCGACCTAATCATCTTCGACGATATCGACGGCAAGCACGACACGACGCAAACGACGGCTAGAAAGATCAGCACGATTACGAGCACGTTGCTTCCAACCGGATCTGAGAACTTCGCTGTAATAGCCATACAGAACCTGATTATCCCTGACGGCGTGTTCTCGATGCTGGCAGACGGCAGGGCTGACTTCCTGGCGTTACGTATCGTCTCAGGCCCCTTCCCAGCGATCGAGAAGCTAGAAACCACATGGGACGAGGATACTGAGTCAGGAGCACGTAGGGCCATCATCGTGGCCGGTACTCCTACATGGGAAGGCCAGCACGAGGACGCCTGCCAGAAGCTGATGGACGAAATAGGCTTGGCTGCATTCCTCACTGAATGCCAGCACGACGTATCGGCTCGCAAAGAAGGACTGGCCTTGAAGTTCGTACCTGAGAACCATTACACCGATCTGTCCGACGACGAGGTGAGAACTCTGGTCAAGCAAGGATCGGTATTCGGCGGGATGGACTTCGGTAGGTGGCGGTTTGCGTTCAATCTCTGGGCCGTCGATCGTGAGGGTATTCCCTACTGCGTACACGAGTACTTCAGCCAGTTGGAGCAGTTGTCAGACCGAGCCAAAGCCATTCACAACATCTGCAATCACTACGGCGTCAAAGCGTTACGAATCTGGGGTGACGCTGCAAACCCTACCGACATAGCCGAGATCAACGCTGCCTTTGCTAGGGGGTGGACGGAATCGACCGGAGACATAACAGTCTCACGATTGAGGGTGACCCCCGTAGCGATGGAGAACAAGATGCGTGCAGCCTCGGTCGAGCGCATCAACGACGTATTGGGTAGGAACGCGATCAGGTTCAGGCGAACGCTAGGCACGGGCCAGAAGTGGCGCTTGAACTTCACGGCTGCCAGTCAGGGCGTCGAGATGACAGGCTCGCGGCTCATGTGGGAGATCGGCAAATGGTCATACCCAATCCCGAAGGAAGGCGTAGTCCAGAAGCAAGACCCCGACGATTCGACGGCTGACGGAGCGGACGAGATAGCGGGAATGAGATACGCCCTCATGAGTTGGTGGAAAGCAGCCAAGCCGGAAGAAGAACCCGAGATATCAGCTTTCGACCCCGCAGTCTTGAAGGACGAACACGAGCGCAAGTACAAGTTGAGCAGACGCAGGGAACGACGTACCCGTGACCATCTCATTGACGACAACTTCGGGAGTTACTAGGCCAATGCCAACCCACCACCAGAAGCTGCACGACCTGGATCAGCCTGCCACACGCAGAGATGTACTCAGGATGATGCAGCAGATGGCACGAGCGACAGATGCGAGGCTGACAGCGGCTGGCATCCCACCACTCACCGAAGCCCCGCTAGAGGCTCACATCTGCGAGGATGAAAGCTAATGGCATTCGGTAAGTGTCAGTCCTGCGAGTTACTCCGAACAGAGCTCAACGAATGGAAGGCTCGACACGACAAGGTGATGGACGCCATGCTAGCGATGCGTGCGAATGGCGCGTCCCTGCCCCAGCCCGCCAAGATCACACCTCCAATGATCCCAGCCGAAGAGCGTGCGATGGTAAGGGCTCACGACGAGTTCGTTGACGAAGCAGCCAAGCATCTAGCACAGGCTACCGGCGTCCCCATCGCGCGCGCACGCATCGAAGCCGAACGGTTAAGACGTGAGATAGACGGCCCTATGGATCAGGTCTAAGCGTGATGTGCGCCCAACTGTTCAGGCCACTGACGCCAGCGCAGGAGCGCGTTGCTCGGCAGGTTGCGACAGGCCGAAGCTACCGCGAGATTGCGAAGCGTCTTAACCTGTCCGCTCGCACAGTCGAGACATACGTTCATCGCATCGACGATCTGATTGAGCGTGACGACGAAGACTCAACACCTTACCGCCGCGTCTTTCTATGGGCGCAGGCGGAATACAGGAGCGCAGCATGAACTGGATATATCTGGCCGTCATCGTGGCGGTACTTGTGGTTCTGGGGGCGATCGGCGCACTGCTGAAGTTGCTGGTTATGAATCGGCAGTCGCGCAGGCGCATCGCAGAGTTTCGGCGCACGCACCCGCAGTATCTCTGGGATTGAAAGTGTAGTACTTCCCCGACGTACTTCTACGATTTCGCAAGCCGTGGTTCTGCCCGATCTTAGTTCATGCTTCCCGCATTATATATCGCGCACGAGATCAACGCCGAGCGCGGTACTCGCTACGAAGGACTTGCACAACTCAAGCCAGCACTCAAAGAGCCGTCATGGCCGCGCCTCATAGGTCAACAGGCTGAAGCACCTAGCGTGACGCTCGAAGACCTGACGATGACAAAGGCTGAACGAAAGAAGCGAGCGAAGGCGACACACAACAAACAGCGAGCCATCTCTAACCGGGTGGCTCGTTTGCTATCCGGCCAGTTCGTGCGAACCCGAAAGGCTAAAGCTGCGTAGCTGTGCGCCCTCTCGCTGCAAGTAAGGGCGGATGCAGGATCTACAATCCAGTACCAATCCCACGCGACCCCGAAGACCGCGAGCACCACGACACGTTCGACATTCGAGAAGATGAGATGCGGATACAGAGATCGTACCCGCTGCACGCTGTCAGACTTAGAGCCGCTTACGCGAAAGCCCACCCAATCCCTGAAGACTGCTGATGCCATCCCCGTTCGGTGACACCCATGCACGCCCGCCCCGCCGACTCATTGGCGCGCTCAAAGCGGGTGCAACGTGCGCCAATGCTACAGCCATAGCAGAGTACGTAGCGATCCCGAACAAGGGCGACGTAAGAGCCCGCATCAAGGCCACCGTAGGCGGCACACTATCCATGCACTACATGGGGCCTGACGTTGATGTGGCGGCGGGAACAGGGACTGAGTACACGACCGGCAACCCTACCGACGTTACCGTTACGGCCAACACCGAGGCCATGATCGACACGGGCAAGGATACCGACGCTCACCCGATTGGCGAGGGGTACGTCAAGGTGATCTACACCCCTTCAGGTTCGGGCACGATCACGTTCTGCGACGTTTCGATCTTTGGGTAACTGAGCGAACGTGGCAACCCTCAGCACTTCAACACAGAGCGCCCCAAGCCGTCCGATACCACTACGCCAGCCCGATGGCCTGCACGGCGTAGCTGACCAGTTCGACGGTGAACGTATCTCTTTAGTCCGTGGGAGGTGGTCATCTCAGGATGCGTCACTGATCCAAAGAGACAAGCAGATCGAGGAGAACATCAGAATGCTCTCCGGCAGACAGTGGGATGTGTGGTCTGATCTGTTGGGCCAGTTCATCGACGTAACTCGTTACATGACGGACAGTGAACGACGGTGGCGTCAGCGGCCTGTCGTTAACGTCCTTCAGTACTGGTACATGCTCACACATGCCAGACTGACCGAGAACCCGCCCGTACTGGCGTTCCAGCCCAGCACAGCCGACCGCGAGGATGCGATGCTGGCTGAGGCTATGGACACGATCTTCAAGACCCTTTGGGTCGAGATCGGAATGGATCAGGTAATCACCAAGTTCATGGCGTGGTTAGCCGCCGCTGGTGAATCCTATCTGTGGTCGAGAGCCGATATGAGCAAGGGCGAGTCCCGCCCCAAGATGGGACACGCCAAGCTATCGATGCAGGGGCAGGACGGATCACCCATCGAACGCTACACGGCTGAACCCGTACCGCATGATGCGCAAGGCAATCCACTCGCAGAGTTGAACGAAGATGGATCGGGCTACTCGGTAACGGGTGAAGCAGCTACAGAGCACGAAGGCGAGCTCTCCGTCAACGTCGTAAGCCCACTTGAGATCAGGTCACAGTGGGGTAACGGCATCGCGTGGGAGGCCAAGCAGTGGATCATCCACCGCACCTACCTGACCCCGACCG